GACGGCAGTTGACTGGCGGCTCTACTTTTCTCCGTGATCGTAAGACTGGTAACACCTATCAGGTCCCTTATGGTTGGCACGGTTTCACTGACATGATGCTTGAGAATCTTCGCGACAACTTCCCGACTGTAAACTTTGTGGGTATTCGTGTTCTTGATAGTCGTGATGCAAATCACTTTATGAAACTCTACTACGATCAGAACACTGATGATTACTGGAAACTTCATCGCGAGTGGAAGAAGCAACGTAGTTTCACCATCAAGACTTCTGGATATCATGCATACTTTGCTATGTCTGCTGCTTCCCTATCACAGGATGCAGACTTTGAAGTTGATGAGGGTGCAACTAAAGCAAAGATCAAGTCTGCTTTTATCAAGTCTCTTAAGACTAAGAAACTAAATAAAAAAGTTCTAGGTGAATTTATTTCTCTGGTGGCATGATGAATTGGAAAGAAATCGCCCTTCAGTGTGAGAGTGATCCTAAAGTAAGAAAAGTTCTTAAGGAGGGTCCAAAGAGTCTTGCTCAAGCGTGGATGCTGCAGGTAATGAAGTTCAAGTATGGACGATACGAGAAGTGACCACGGGGAGGTTTCCGACCTCCCTTTTTCGTATATAATAACTTCAGTTAAACAAAACAACTAATGGGTCTCTCCAAAGAAAGCATCGTTAATTGTCTTCGTGAATCCTATGGTGAGTCAGTCACTTCTGCAGAGATCAAAGCATTCTGCAATATGAATGACTTCAACTATCAGACCATCACTAACAAACTGACTGACTTCAAAGTTGGTCGTGGTAAGTGGAATCTGGAAGTAACGAAAGAGACTGTAGAAGAACTGGAAACAACTTATAATGCTCCTGCTGCTTTGCCAGCAATCGAACAAAACCTTATCCCTGCGAAAGATGATTCCTTCGTCCAGTTTGGTAATTTCACAGATATTAAAAAAATTGTTAAGTCCGGTCTCTTCTACCCTACGTTTATCACGGGTCTCTCGGGCAATGGCAAAACGTTTTCTGTCGAACAAGCATGTGCTCAACTCGGACGAGAACTCATCCGAGTCAACATCACGGTAGAGACCGACGAAGACGATCTTATTGGTGGTTTCCGTCTTGTGGGTGGAGAAACTGTTTGGCATAACGGACCCGTCATTGAGGCTCTGCAACGGGGTGCTGTGCTGCTCCTTGATGAAATCGACCTTGCCTCAAACAAAATCCTTTGCCTTCAGTCCATCCTTGAGGGTAAGGGAGTTTTCCTCAAGAAGATTGGTAAGTGGGTTTCTCCTGCAGAGGGTTTCCAAGTATTCGCAACCGCAAATACCAAAGGCAAAGGTTCCGACGACGGACGATTCATTGGAACTAACGTGCTAAATGAAGCATTTCTTGAACGGTTCCCTGTGACCTTTGAGCAGGAGTATCCTACTGCTGCTACGGAACAGAAGATCCTTGGTAAGATTTGTAAGGATGAAGAGTTCTGCAAGCGTCTTGCTGACTGGGCTGACATCATCCGCAAGACCTTCTATGATGGTGGTATTGAAGAAATCATCAGCACCCGTCGTCTGGTTCATATCGTGAAGGCATACAGTATCTTCAACGACAAGGCAAAGGCAATTCAAGTCTGTGTCAATCGTTTTGATGATGAAACTAAGCAGGCATTCCTGGAACTGTATGATAAAGTCGATGCTGACTTTGTGATGCCCGTTGACGAAACCCCTACAATTTGATATAATTATGGCTAACTCCTGGTCCTTTCTATTTGATGAAATGAACACGTCTAATCAAGATTACTGGAATGAAGATGGATTTAGTTTATCTGGTAACCCTAGTGCTGCCTCTTCTGATACAATTTACCTTAGTTCAACCAGTTATGGTGCAGCACAACCAGTTCCAATGATGTTGGGTGGAATGGGTGAAGACCATATTTCTTTTGAATCTGATTACCCCTCTTCTGTATATGGTGCATCTGGAAAAGATTCTTTCTCTTTTGACCTGAAGATTCCTGATCTTCCTACCACTGACAATGCTAATGGACGTTGGAAGTATAATGAAGATGTAATTCTTAAAGAGATTCGTGACTATCTTGGCGGCACCTATCGGTCTCACTATGCATCTCCCGAATCTAAAACTCAGACACTTGATCTGATTGAATCTGTTGGTGATGCAGAACCATTCTGTCGATCTAACGCACTCAAGTATCTTTCTCGCTTTGGTAAGAAAGATGGAAAGTCTAAACAGGACATTCTGAAAGCAATCCACTACTGTATTCTCTTGTACCACTTTGCTGGTCTTTGTAATGAAAATTCGCAACCCTATGAAACTTTCTGATAAAACTATTTCTGTCCTGAAGAACTTCTCTTCTATCAATCAGTCCATCCTATTCAAAGAGGGTAACAAACTTCGTACCATCAGCGTGATGAAGAACATACTTGCAGAAGCAACTGTCAGCGAGGAGTTCATGAAGGATTTTGGTATCTATGACCTGAATCAATTCCTTAATGGTTTGAGTCTGCACCAGAGCCCTGAACTTGATTTTCAAAATGACGGATATGTTGTTATTCGTGAGGGTCGATCTCGCTCTAAATATTTCTTTGCAGATCCTAACGTGATTGTTACTCCTCCTGAGAAAGCAATCCAACTTCCTAGTGAAGATGTGCAATTTGAACTGAGCACAGACCAACTTGATAAACTGCTGAAAGCATCTGCGGTTTATCAACTTCCCGATCTCTCTGCCATCGGTGAGGCAGGTGTAGTTAAACTTGTCGTTCGTGACAAGAAGAACGACACTTCTAATGATTATGCTGTTGTTGTTGGTGAGACTGATAAAGAGTTTTCCTTCAACTTCAAGGTAGAAAATATCAAAGTTCTTCCTGGAACTTATGAGGTGGTGGTGTCTCAGAAACTTCTTTCTCGATTCACCTCTAAGAACCATGACCTCACTTACTACATCGCACTTGAACCCGACTCCACCTTCGGGTAAGAAGGATTATCAAGGTCCCCTCTATGCTCCATGGTGGAAGGTTGAGGAGGGGAAAAAACAATTTCGTGAATGGTTGAAAAAACAACAATAATGAAACACATCCTTTTTACTCTTAAGGGTTGTCCGTTTGAACTCCTTGATGATGAAGAGTTCATTCGGATGCTTTTGTATAGATCAACAAAAGAATCCAAATCTACTTTGCTTAATTTAGAAACACATAAGTTTGATCCTCAGGGTGTAACTGGTTTCGTTATGCTTGCTGAGTCTCATATCTCAATTCATACATGGCCAGAGAAGGGCATGGCGGTATGTGATGTTTTTACTTGTGGCGATACTGCAGAACCAGAAAAGGCAGTAGAATATATGAAAGAACAATTGAAGGCAACTGATATTGTATCTGAAACTTTTGAGAGACCTTTAGAATGAAAACTACTTTAACAGTGGACGAAAATGGAATCCTAACTTTTCCTGATGAACTTCTAGAAGTTACTGGATGGAAAGAAGATGATGTGTTACAATGGATTTCTAATGATGATGGTTCATTTACTTTGGTGAAAAAAGAAAATGCGTGACGAATTTCTCTGGGTTGAAAAGTATCGACCTAAAACTATTGAAGAGTGCATACTTCCTGATAATACCAAAAAAACCTTTCAAGACTTCCTACATAAAGGTGAGATACCCAACATGCTGCTTGCTGGTCCTGCAGGATGTGGTAAAACAACTGTAGCCAAAGCACTTTGCAACGAACTGGGGGTAGATTACTATGTCATCAACGGATCCGATGAGGGACGCTTCCTTGATACGGTCAGAAATACTGCAAAAAATTTCGCTTCGACCGTATCACTTTCGTCAACTGCTAGACACAAAGTCATCATCATCGACGAAGCTGATAACACAACAAACGACGTACAACTCCTCCTTAGGGCGTTTATTGAGGAGTTTCATGGCAACTGCAGATTCATCTTCACCTGCAACTTCAAAAACAAAATCCTTGAACCACTTCATTCCCGTACAACAGTGGTTGAATTCGGAATTGGGGGAAAGCAAAAACCTGCCATCGCCGCCGCCTTCTTCAAACGTATCCAACAAATCCTGGCTGCAGAACGTGTTGAATATGATAACAAGGTCCTGGTAGAACTGATCAACAAACACTTCCCAGATTGGCGTCGTGTTTTGAACGAATGCCAACGTTACTCTGCTGGTGGTAAGATTGACTCTGGCATTCTTGCAACCTTTAGTGATGTAAAAGTAAATGACTTGGTTAAGAAACTTAAGGACAAAGATTTTCCCGAAGTACGTAAATGGGTTGTCAATAACCTTGACAATGATACTTCTGTTCTACTGCGTTGTATTTACGATGCTTGTTATGATTCCATGGTTCCGAATAGTATTCCTGCTGCTGTGCTTACTCTTGCTAAGTATCAGTATCAGATGGCATTTGTGGCAGATCAGGAAATAAATATGCTTGCTTGTCTCACTGAAATTATGGTTGAATGCGAGTTCAAATGAAATTTTTTATACCTAAAATAAAGTTATTTAAAGAATCATTGAATCTTAATAAGTGGCCGGTGAATTGGTTCGATCCCAAAAAAGATCAAGAGAAAGAAAGAAAAGAACGCATCAAAAAATTATACCCCGATAAAAAGTTCTAATGAAAAAGAAAATTGATAAGATTATTGATAAGTCTTTGAGATTTCATCATCGAGATATTCATGAAGAATTCTCTGAAATGAAACTTAGAGCACAAGTAAAATCTAAGTGGTATTATATTTTTTGGGGTATTGCAACTATCTCAGTAATATCAGGGCAACTTTATGTTGGAAGTGGATATCGTTTGCTTTATGGTAGTATGCAAGAACTACTTCAAAAGGTTGATGGAGTTCTTCTTCATACTACTCCTGATAGAGGACCTAATTTTTTATGAAATCTTTGAAAACACCACTTAGATATCCTGGTGGTAAGTCCCGTGCTTGCATTAAGATGGACCCATTTTTTCCTGACCTTCGTGATTATAAGGAGTATCGCGAACCATTCTTAGGTGGTGGTAGCGTAGCGATACATATTACAAAGAAGTATCCTCATCTGGATATCTGGGTCAATGATCTGTATGAACCACTCTATAACTTCTGGAGAGTTCTGCAGGACGACGGTCGTGCTCTCTATGAAAGACTGCAAGATCTCAAATCCAGACACTCTAGTGAAGAATCTGCAAGAGAATTATTTTTAGAATCAAAGAATATTGTCAATGCTTACACTGAATCGAATCTATCTCGCGCTAGTAGTTTTTATATTGTTAATAAGTGTAGTTTTAGTGGACTCACAGAGTCCTCATCCTTCAGTAGACAAGCAAGTGTCTCTAACTTCTCAATGCGAGGAATCGAAAAACTCCCAGGATATACTAAAATAATTCAGAACTGGAAGATTACTAACTGGTCATATGAGTCACTTCTTACTGATCGCAAAGACGTGTTTACATATCTAGATCCTCCATATGATATCAAAGATAATCTCTATGGGAAGAAGGGAAGTATGCACAATGGATTCAACCACGATGACTTTGCTTCTGATTGTGATAGATACATTGGACATCAACTTGTATCTTATAACTCTTCCAATCTTGTCAAGGAAAGATTTGATGGATGGAATGCAGGTGAGTTTGATTTAACTTACACCATGCGATCTGTGGGTGAGTATATGCGTGAGCAAAAAGGACGTAAAGAACTTTTACTTTATAATTATGGAATTAAAGGACTGGCTTAACTCAATCAACTTCACTAAAGAGGACCTCCGTGAGAACATTAGTTCTTACCCTCCATATATCGTTAATCGTTGTCTGTCAGGTCACCTTGATTGTGTCATGTTCGCCAATGAGATGAACATGCATAACTTTCTTGATAAAGATATGCAATATTCTTTTTATCTAAATACTTTGAGGAAAAGAAAGAGATTCTCTCCCTGGCTCCGAAAGGAAAAAGTCACGGACCTAGAATGTATCAAAAAGTATTATGGATACAGTAATGAAAAAGCATCTCAAGCTTTAAAAATCCTGACACAAGAACAGATTAACTTTATTAAACAACGACTTGACACTGGAGGAATGAAATGAGTGCTACGGTTGAACCTACGGTACAGTGGTCCCAAGATCAAATGGTTGAGGTGCTCCTCAATGAACCAGATGACTTTTTGAAGGTACGTGAGACTTTGACTCGTATTGGAGTTGCTTCACGGAAGGAAAAGAAACTCTACCAGTCCTGTCATATCCTCCATAAGCAAGGAAGATACTTTATCGTCCACTTTAAAGAACTGTTTGCGCTTGATGGAAAGCACGCAAACCTCACTATGAACGACGTACAGCGCCGTAATCGCATCGCCCGTCTCTTATCCGACTGGGGTCTGATTAGCGTCGTCAAGGAGGATTCTGTGACCGATATCGCCCCTCTGAACCAGATCAAGGTGCTTGCATATAAAGATAAGTCTGACTGGGTTCTGGAGCAGAAATACAATATCGGAAAGAAAGGTAAGACCACAGAGAGTGAATAAATAAGACGTGTCTTTCGTGCGGCACACTCTACAATCGGAACACCCGCGACCCCTTGACAGGGGTCTTTTTTATGTTATACTACGTTTGTTGACTTACTCAACTGACTATGAACGCTACACAAACCGGATTGAACGTTCTTCCGTTCAATCCCAAAACTGACGAATACACTGCCTTTATTGTAGATGTGACACCAGAGATGGCACGTTACATTCTTGATTATCATAATCGTGATAATCGCAAGATTGCTAACTCTCAAGTAAATAAAATCTTCCGAAGCATTGAAAACGATAACTGGTTGTTAGACGGACAACCAATGACTTTCAATACTGATGGAAATCTTACTGAAGCGCAACACAGATTGTCTGCTATCGCAAAATGTGCTGACGATCGTGTGTTTAAGATGATTGTTGTTACTGGTGTTCAACCTGACTGTTTTAGCAGGACTGCCACTAACAAGAAACGTAATCCGATTGATGAAATTCAACGGAAGTATCGTAAAGCACACAAGGATGAAGTTTCGATTCTTGGTGATATTATGAAGCGCCAGAGAAAGTGGCGTTTGACGATGCAAAATGCTATCTCCAGCTATGAAAATTGGATTAAGAACATTCTCAACGCATTGAAAATTAGTGGTGATTATGAAAATGTATTGGACAAGTTTTCGCTTCAACGTAAAACACTCCGCGCATACATTGCTCTGTGTGAGCGTTATGGGTATTTGGATGAGTGCAAGATTTTTTTTGAACTTCTTGACAGCGAACTTGAGGAAGATGCTGATAACCCAGTATCTACTCTCACAGATCAATTCCTTAAGTTCTGGAATACCACTGCGGTGGATTTGAGTAATGAAAAAAGGATGGATGTCCTCTATTCTTTGTTCTGCGTAGCAACTGATCGCATTATTATGCGGGATGATGGGATGATTTCTCTCAACGCAACTCCACAGTCCCTAGAGCATGAGCAGATGGAAAAGCAAGGAGTTTATCGCAAGTTTCTTGCTTGATATCCGAATAAAAAAATTACGGGGTTCATCACCCCGTTTTTTTGTACATGTTGTATAATTAGTAGTGGATGCCTTCGGGGTCTACACAATCAAATCTCGCTTACAAAGGAGAAGTAAAATGGGAAACCTTATGAAGTACAATGCTGCTAATTTAGATCAGTTGCTTGATCGTATAAATAAGAACAGTATCGGTATGGATGAATACTTTGATCGTCTGTTTACATTACATGAGACAACGACGAATTATCCACCGTATAATTTAATTCAGGTCAGTAACGTAGAATCTAGACTTGAGTTAGCACTTGCAGGGTTTAAGAAGAAGCAAGTAAATGTCTACACACAAGACGGAAAACTCTTTGTCGAAGGGCAACGAGAAGATGGAGAATCCGGAAAAGAATACATCCATAGAGGAGTGGCTCAACGATCTTTCACCAGAACTTGGACTCTGGCAGAGGATACGGAAGTTAGATCAGTTGAATTTGAGGATGGGCTCCTGACAATTGTCCTCGGTAGGATTGTCCCGGACCATCATCAAAGGAAAGATTGGTTCTAAATAGAATTGAATATCGTCGCCGCGAGGAGCACCTGGCAAAATCCAGGTTGACTCCTCTTTTTTTTATTGCTATAATTACTAGAGGAAAAACTGACTAATGGCAATTAAACTTTTACTACTGAAGTCTGGTGAGGACATGATTGCGGATGTCAAGGAGATGACATTCGGAGAAGGTGATGATCGCAGGGTAATTGGATATTCATTGAATCGCCCATGTGTTATCAAGATGCGAGACCCTAATGTAATTCCTGAATTGCAGAAAGGTAACACCAAGAAAGCAGGATACGAAGTATCTCTGTTTCCCTGGATTCCTCTGTCGGCAGAAGAAGACATCCCTGTCCCTTGTGACTGGGTTGTGACAATGGTAAATCCAGCGTTTAAACTAAAAGAAATGTACATTGAGGACATCGTTAACTATGGAAAAGATAATCAAAGCACTACTACTGACAAACAATCAGATTCTGATAACTCAGATTGACGAAGTAGGAGCAGATATCGGAGAACCCGACTGTAAGATGACTAATCCTTTTTTATTGAAAGATGATGGTACACTGGAACCCTGGTTGGTTTCGGTATCGCGTCAAGATGAATTTATGATTAGTTCTGATAAGATTATCACTCTTACAGAACCTATGCCCACCCTAGTCGAAAAGTACGAAGAACTCACTAAGTAATGCGTTTCTACACTAATGTTCAGTTGATCGGTAATCAGTTTCTCGTTCGGGGAGTTGAGAATGGAAGGAGATATGAACATAGAGACGAATTCTTTCCAACGTTATTTGTTAAGTCAAAGAAACCTACAAAGTTTAGAACATTAACAGGAGAATCAGTAGAGGAAGTAAATCCTGGTACTGTTCGTGATTGTCGTGACTTTTACAAAAAATATGATGAGGTTGATGGGTTTGAGATCTATGGAAATGATCGATACATTTATCAATACATTTCAGAGAAGTATCCTGAGGATGAGATTAAGTTTGATATTAGTCAAATCAAACTGGTGACTCTTGATATTGAGACCACTGCTGAGTATGGATTCCCAAACGTAGAGTCTGCTCAGGAAGAGATTCTTGCTATTACTATTCAGGACTACACCACCAAGCAGATTATTACTTGGGGTATCAAACCTTTTGTCAATAAGCAGAAGAATGTCACTTATCATCACTGCCCTTCAGAGCACGAACTACTCAATCACTTTATTAACTATTGGATGCAGGATGTTCCTGATGTAGTGACTGGTTGGAACATTCAACTGTTCGACATCCCGTATATCTGTAAGCGTCTTAATAGGGTTCTTGGTGAGAAGTTAATGAAGCGTTTCTCTAACTGGGGTCTTGTGACTGAAGGGGAGATCTTTATTCAAGGTCGAAAGCACGTCACTTTTGATGTTGGTGGATTGACTCAACTGGATTACTTGGACTTGTACAAAAAGTTTACTTACAAGGCACAAGAGTCATATCGTCTTGATTACATAGCTGAGGTAGAACTTGGTCAGAAGAAACTTGATCATTCTGAATTTGACACTTTTAAGGATTTCTATTCTAAAGGTTGGCAGAAGTTTATTGAATATAACATCGTTGACGTAGAACTTGTTGACCGACTGGAAGACAAGATGAAATTGATTGAACTTGCATTGACTATGGCGTATGATGCTAAAGTCAACTATGCTGATGTGTTTTATCAAGTTCGTATGTGGGACAATATTATCTACAATTATCTAAAGAAGCGAGATATTGTTATTCCACCAAAGATTAAGTCTGACAAAAACGAAAAGTACGCTGGTGCTTATGTTAAGGAACCGATTCCAGGAAAGTATGATTGGGTTGTCAGTTTTGACCTTAATAGTCTGTATCCTCATCTTATCATGCAGTACAATATTTCTCCAGAGACACTCTTGGATGAGAGACATCCCACAGCAACAGTGGATAAAATACTTAATGAAGAAATAAACTTTGAGTTGTACAAAGATAATGCGGTGTGTGCCAACGGTGCCATGTATCGCAAAGATGTTCGTGGGTTCCTACCAGAGCTCATGGATAAGATGTATAATGAGCGGGTAATTTTCAAGAAGCGAATGCTTCAGGCAAAGCAGCAATATGAAAAGACTCCAACTAAAGAATTGGAAAAAGAAATCGCCCGCTGCAATAATATCCAGATGGCTAAAAAGATTTCACTCAACTCTGCTTATGGTGCTATCGGTAATCAGTATTTTAGGTACTATAAACTGGCCAATGCGGAGGCGATTACGCTTTCTGGTCAAGTCTCTATCCGTTGGATTGAGCAGAAGATGAATGAGTATCTAAATAAACTGTTGTCCACAACCGAAGAAGATTATGTTATCGCATCAGACACTGATTCGATATATCTTAATCTCGGACCTCTTGTTGATAAATTTTTTGCTAATAAGTCTGGTGATAAAGCAAAGGTCGTTGAACTACTTGATATGGTTTGTCGTGACAAATTGGAGACGTACATCGATAAGTGCTATAACGACCTGGCAACGTATGTATCGGCGTATGACCAGAAAATGCAAATGAAGCGTGAGAATATTGCTGATCGTGGCATCTGGACTGCGAAGAAGCGATATATTCTTAACGTGTGGAACAGTGAAGGTGTTGCATATACAGAACCCAAACTGAAGATGATGGGTATTGAGGCAGTCAAGTCATCTACTCCTGCTCCATGTAGGAAGATGATTAAGGATGCCTTGAAGTTGATGATGACTGGAACAGAAGAGGATGTTATTGAGTTCATTGATAAGTCTCGCGTAGAGTTCAAGAAACTGCCACCAGAGCAGATTTCTTTTCCTCGTTCTGTTTCTGATGTTCAGAAGTATAAGTCTCATTCTGATATCTACATCAAAGGAACTCCTATTCACTGCCGTGGAGCACTTCTCTATAATCACTACATTAAAGAGAATAAACTTACTAATAAGTATTCTTTAATTCAAAATGGTGAAAAGATTAAATTTTGTTATCTAAAGAAACCAAACATTATTCATGAAAACATCATCTCCTTTATTCAAGATTTTCCTAGTGAACTTAATCTTGACAAGTACATCGACTATGACTTACAATTTGAAAAGTCCTTTGTCGAACCGCTAAAAGCGATCCTTGATGCTATTGATTGGAATGTCGAAAAAACTGTAAACTTAGAACTATTTTTCTCCTAATGGATTTGCCTATCAACGATAAAGAACTTGCCATCATTGTCAGTGCGTTGAGACTGGGTGGTGATGCAGCACTTTATCAAAAAATGAATAAGATCAAAGAAATTCGTGACGCTAACCCAGGTGGACCTTACAAGAAAATTGCCCGTGAAGAATTTGGATTTGTAATTTAATGGATTTTTTAAAAGAGATTGTAAAAGAAATAGGAGATGACTTCACAAAAGTCGCAAGAGACATCGACGAAACTGAAAAGTATGTTGACACAGGTTCGTACATTTTTAACGGACTTGTTTCAGGGTCTATATTTGGTGGTGTATCTGGGAATAAGATTACTGCCATTGCTGGTGAGTCTAGCACTGGCAAAACTTTCTTCAGTTTGGCAGTCGTCAAGAACTTCCTTGATGCTAATCCTGATGGGTATTGTCTATATTTTGACACTGAAGCCGCTGTTAATAAGTCTCTTATCGCAAGTCGGGGCATCGACCTTGATCGTCTGGTAGTTGTCAATGTGGTGACGATTGAGGAGTTTCGCAGCAAGGCGCTAAAGGCAGTAGACATTTACTTAAAAAAACCTGTAGACGAACGCAAACCCTGTATGTTTGTGTTAGACTCTCTTGGTATGCTTTCTACAGAGAAAGAGATCACTGATACACTGAACGACAAACAAGTTCGTGACATGACCAAATCACAATTGGTCAAAGGTGCATTCAGAATGTTGACTCTGAAACTGGGACAAGCAAATATTCCTATGATTGTTACCAACCACACTTACGATGTCATTGGCGCTTATGTTCCTACAAAAGAAATGGGTGGAGGCAGTGGACTCAAGTATGCTGCATCTACAATCATCTATCTCAGCAAAAAGAAAGAAAAGGATGGAACAGAAGTCATTGGAAACCTTATTAAGGCTAAGACTCACAAGTCACGTTTAAGTAAGGAGAACAAGGATGTTACTATACGTCTTTATTACGATGAGCGTGGTCTTGATAGATATTATGGTTTATTGGAGTTGGGTGAACTCGGCGGTCTCTGGAAAAACGTGGCAGGTCGTTATGAGATAGACGGCAAGAAAGTCTATGCCAAAGCAATCTACAAAGATCCAGAGTCTTACTTCACTCCTGAAGTGATGGAGAAACTGGATGAAATCGCAAAAGAGGAATTTAGTTATGGATCCTGAAGAGTATGAGCACATCAACGATGACTTCCAAGATGGATGGTGGTTGTTACCAGAGTATCAAGATTCTGAAGACGGGGATCAACGTCAAGAAAGTAGTTGATCAACTGAAGAAGTATCCAGGAGACTGGGACCACCAGAAGAGTCTGGAAGGGTCTCAGTCTCTTGTTGACAGAGGATTTGCAGACTTGCCAGTAAGTGCATTACAACTTATAATAGGTGGTGTCAAACACAAAGACGACTTTGTGGGAGACTCTGAGATCAACATCAAAACCCCTGCCTATACACATCATAGTGAGATCCGAAAGATCATACGCAAGCACTTTAAGAATGCAGAAATTCACAGATGCGGTTTTCTTTCACTTCCTATTGATGAGATTGTAGGAGCACATATCGACGAAGGTGCATATTACCTCACTAGAAATAGATACCATCTCTCTATTGTTGGACGGTATCAGTATTTTTGTGGAGAGGAAAGTGTCATCGTTGAACCAGGCACTCTTCTGTGGTTCAATAATAAATTACCTCATGGCACTGTTAATATCGGTGATGAGACACGTATAACATTTGTATTTGACATTCCTCATGGACAAAGTTGAAATCCTGATTTTAAGAAATCTATTGTATAATGAGGAGTATCTTCGCAAAGTTATTCCCTTTATCAAAGCAGATTACTATGAAGATCCTCATCAAAAGATTACTTTTGAGGAAATTGAAAAATTTGTCACGGAATATAATCAACCTGCAACCAAAGAAGTTCTTTGTATTGAGGTAGAGAAGCGTCAAGATATTAATGATACTTCTTTTCAAGAAATTACTAAGTTGATTAGTTATCTTGAAGATGTTCCAACTGATTACGATTGGTTGTGTGATACTACAGAGAAGTGGTGCCGAGACCGTGCCATTTATCTGGCACTGATGGAATCCATTGCTCTTGCAGATGGGAAGGATAAAGAGAAAGATAGAGGTGCTATTCCTAGTATTCTGTCAAATGCATTGGCAGTTTCTTTTGATACAAATATCGGTCACGATTACCTGATTGATTATGAAAAAAGATACGAATCATACCACAAAAAGGAAGATCTCATCCCGTTCGACCTTGAGTATTTCAACAAGATTACGAAAGGTGGTCTCCCTAACAAGACGCTTAATATTGCTCTCGCTGGCACTGGTGTCGGTAAGAGTTTGTTTATGTGCCATGTCGCTGCTTCGGCACTCCTTAACGGAAAAAACGTGCTATACATCACGCTTGAAATGGCTGAAGAAAAGATTGCAGAACGAATTGATGCAAACCTTCTTAATGTACCAATCCAGGAGATAACCGATCTTCCTAAGTTAATGTTTGAGGATAAGGTGACAAAACTGGCACAAAAAACTCAAGGATCTCTAATTATTAAGGAGTATCCTACGGCATCTGCACATGCGGGACACTTTAGATCACTTCTTAATGAACTTGCACTTAAGAAGTCATTTAGACCTGATATTATTTTCATTGATTACCTTAATATATGTGCTTCCGAAAGGTATCGCGCAGGCAGCAATGTCAATTCATATACAGTTGTCAAGGCTATTGCTGAAGAACTTAGAGGATTGGCTTGCGAAGCAAACGTCCCTATCGTTTCTGCCACGCAGACCACTCGTTCTGGTTATGGTAGCAGTGATGTTGAACTTACTGATACCTCTGAGTCCTTTGGTCTCCCTGCTACTGCTGATCTTATGTTTGCCCTTATTTCAACTGAAGATCTTGAAGGACTCGGGCAAATTATGGTGAAGCAGTTGAAGAATAGATATAATGATCCAACTATTTCCAAGAGGTTTGTGGTTGGTATTGATCGTGCCAAGATGCGTCTGTATGATTGTGAGCAATCTGCACAAGAAGATATTCTTGACAGTGGGAAGGATGAAGAGTATACTTATGAAGAACCAAAACCTAAGAAGTCGTTCGACGGATTTAAATTCTGATGACTAAAGTTGATACCGAAAAATACGTTGAGTTTGTAAAAGAAGTTACCAGTGAACCTAGTCTTGACTATGGTGCAATGGCATCTCGTCTTGCTGAACTTGAAGTAACTGGAACTAATACTTCTCAGTTGCTCACTGCTGCTCTTGGTCTAACTGCGGAGTCTGGTGAGTTCACTGAAGTTGTAAAGAAAATTCTTTTCCAGGGCAAACCATACACTGAAGAGAATATCTTTCATATGAAGCGTGAACTGGGTGATATCTGTTGGTATCTAGCACAGGCATGTATGGCACTCGATACTAGCTTTGATGAGGTGATTGAGATGAATGTTGACAAACTTATGAAACGTTATCCTGGTGGTAACTTCGATGTCCACTATTCTGAAAATCGCCAAGAAGGCGACGTTTAATGCTCACTGTTTTCAACTACATCACAGCATTTTGGACTGTAGTAGTAATTAATTGTATTCAACCCGTTAATTGGAAATACTGTTATCGGGTTGATCAGTGGTTAGTTCCTGAAATTCATGAGGGATGGAAACTATACACGGGAGAGACAGTTCCCTATCAAAACGAAAAGGAATATCTCAAGGGGTTATAGCTCAATTGGTAGAGCGCCTGTTTTGCACGCAGGAGGTTTGGGGTTCGAGTCCCCATAACTCCATAAATATTTAAAAAGGGTAATGGCAACTGACGCAAGAGAGACTGCCAAACAGGAAAATGGTTCAAGAGTTTTCTTTGAACATGTTATAGAAAAAGGAAAAGAACCAACAGATAAAATGATGCTGTCTGTCTACGATGGGTATGGACCAGAATGGAGAGACACCTACCGTAAACAAACAGCAGCATTAAAGAAATACTTAGGCGTAAACAAGGGGTATGAATATTCCAGAGATAATGGAATAATGCCTTATATTGAGAAGATTGCAAAGATAGAGTGTGGTGTGTCTGTAAAGGATCGTTGGAATCCCATGGATATTGTATTAGTCAAGAAGAGTAAGAAAAAAGTTATTGAGGGAACTATAAAAGAACTGACTAATATAAAAGGAATGTCTAAAGAAGCAAAACTAGGATTGCTTAATGCTTACATGAGAGAGACTCTGAATGAAAAATTGCTTATTGGAGTTTCCTTAAAAGCAATTGCAAAAAATAAAAAGAACGCTTCTTCAGAAGTTGCTAATGCCGGAGGAAAGAGTATACCGACTGAAGTTGATATGGTTAAGGGATCTTTGAAATGCACATTGACATTAGGAAAGAAGAAACCATTTTTATTTGATACTGGTGAACTTGGTTTTGATATGGAAACTGCTATGGGTGGCAAAATTCATGGGCAGTCTAGAAACTTTCAGTATTCCAAGGAAAGGAATCTAGTTCAAACAGATCTTACACCAAAGGGAAAGGATGCTGGGGCTAAACTTGGTAAAGTTTCCAGTATTGCATTAGATTCTTTTCTTGAGGGTATGGGATTAAATCGTCCAACTTCAGCAGCAAAGGATAAAAACATCCCCCCTGTTGGTGAGTGGACTGATTCTGCTAAACGATACTGGATTGATTTGTATAAGAAGTTAGATTCTTCTGATATGGTTGACTTTGGTGAGGTTGCTGTATATGAAAATAATAGGAGAGTTGCTGAGGGTTTTGAATCAGTTCTAGATTATGCAATCATGTATGAAACGAAGAAAGCAGATAGAAGTTCTGCTGGAAGATTTTCTTCTAAGTTAGTTGCTATGGAGTGGGCAAATATTTGGGTGACAATAGCAAAGAAAGGTAAATCAAAAGAATGGTGTACTGCGCTTTACTATGGTGCAAAAAAAGAATTTGGTAATTCTAATGGACCATTTTTGAAAATTTACTAAATAATGTATAAGGACTATCAATATCAATGAAAAGTTTCTTTCAGTTTCTGACAGAGGCGCAGTCGCAAGCAAGTATGCAGGCGAAAAAACTGAACCTAAAGAGTGATGGACACGGTGGTTGGTTAGACTCCCGTGGAAAATTTGTTGCGACTACTGAAGATGGTAAGTTAAAGTTTATTGATAAGAAGAAAAAGAAAGTAGAGGATGACAAACCTACACAACCAAAAGCATCAGCAAGACCAGAACCTAAGGCAGAACCTAAGAAAACTGCACCTGAGGCGACTGGCGCAAAGAAAGCAGAAGCAGGTGAGGGTGGAGAAGGTTCTAGAGAGACTACAGAAACTCTGACCGTTACATTTGGTCGTTTCAATCCCCCTACTGTAGGACATGGCAAACTTCTTGCTGCCGCAAAGAAAGCAGCAGCAGGGGAAGACTTGAAGATTTATCCTTCACGTTCTCAGGATCCTAAGAAGAATCCACTTGATCCTGACATGAAGATTGGATTTATGAAGAAGATGTTCCCCGACTATGAGGAGAATATTGTTAATGATGATCAAATGAGATCTATCTTTAATGTTCTTACAACAGCAGACGAACAAGGATATAAGAATGTTAATATCGTTGTAGGATCAGATCGTCAATCTGAGTTTGAGAATTTGGCACAGAAGTATAATGGAGATCTTTATAATTTTGATCTGATTCGTGTCATTTCTGCTGGTGTAAGAGATGCGGATGCTGAAGGTGTTGAGGGTATGTCAGCATCCAAAATGAGAAAGGCTGTGGTTGATGATGACTTTGATGCTTTCCGTCGCGGCACTCCTAAAGAATTAGATGATGGTGATACTCAAGCACTCTTTGATGCTGTTCGTTCTGGTATGAAAATCAAAGCGAAGAAGAAAGAAGTTGCAGAGATGTGGGAGATTGCTCCTAGATTTGATGCTAAAGGACTTCGTGAGCAGTACATAAATGGAGTCATCTATAAGATCGGTGATATTGTTGAAAGTCTTCACACTGGTTTGATTGGGAAGATTGTCCGTAGAGGGACCAATCATTTAATCTGTGTAACTAAAGAAGACTATATGTTTAAGTCTTGGATACGTGATGTTATGGAGTATACTGAAAAAACAATGGATAGACGTATGAGAGTTCCTGGTAAACCTAATACTCTTGATGGTACGACTGGATATCTTAAAAATGCAATGGCAGCAACAGGAACATCTAGTATTAAGAATTTCATAAATAAGAATAAGAAAAGAAAGTAGCGAATTCCCATGTCTAATGGTATTGGTCCTAATCCTTTGAATCCCCTCTCAAAGATTTACTTAGAGCAAATTGCTGAGAAAAAAGACGACACGTATCTGGAACCAGATATGAAAAAGCGTCAGAAGAATAATGAAAAGGCACGTAAAGATATGGAGAAGATGGGGACTTCAATGAAGAACCCTCATTTTGAAGAGGTTGAGCAGGTTAATGAAATAATTGATCCTAAGGGTGCTGCTCGCATAGATGCTGCGAAGAAAAAGAATAAGGTCGATGTCTTTGCCTATGACAGAAAACTTCAGGCACAAGGAAAACTAAAGGGCAAAAAACTTCCTCCCCCTCCAACTAATGAGTCACTTGATCCTGTCGGAAAGGAAGACGGTGATGTCAATAATGACGGTAAGAAGGACAGCACCGATTCTTACTTGATGAAACGTCGTAAGGCAATCGGCAAGGCAATGAAGAAGAGAATGTCCGAAGGTGTCCGTGATGAAGATCCTGAAAAGGGCACCAAAGAACGCAAAGCACGTCTCGAAAAGAAGCGTGGTATGAAACTGGATGACCATCCTCAATACAAGAAAGAGGATGTTGATAATGTGGATGAAATGTACAAGGCACTTCCTAAAGAGAAGATGCAACGTCAGACTCAAAAAGCATATGACAAAGAGCAAAGAGCAGTTGCTGCTGGTGATGAAAAAGAAGTTAACAAACAGATGCAACGCAGAATTGCTATGACTAATCCTTCAGGACGTAAATCTGCACTTATGAAGAAGTCTATGAAGGAAGCATATTCATCCTGGAGGCAAGACCTCTCCGAGATCATGACTGACGATATTGACTCTAAACCTATCAAAGAAAAGAACGTAAAGAATAAAATCAAAATCAACCCTAAATTAGGTGAAGCAGTTGAGGAGATGGGAGGGGAACTCATCGAAATGACTGAGATCAGTGAGTATGATTTCATGGTAGAGGGTCTTCGTCAGGAACTAGTTGATGAAGGACATGATCCTGAGGCAGTAGACCATGCCCTTGAAGAAGCAAAAGTAACTATGGGTCATGACACTGAAGGACCTAAATCTGAAAGAACCAGAGACAAATTGAAGAAGAAAGCAAAGGGTTTCCTTGGTAAAATTGCATACAAAGGATATCATGCTGCTAGAGATGCTAAGAGAGCAGTATCACCTATGGTTCAGAGAATCAAAACCTCCGCTAAGCGTGGTATGAGAAAGGCAGCACTTAAAGTCGCTGACAAACTGAAAGAAGAGAATGTTGATGAGGCAGTCTACGGAGGCGGAGAAACGCCAAAAAAGTCTGAAGACAAGCGTATGGTCGTCACCAACGCTGATAAAAAAGGTAACACTCCTGCATATCAGAAAATGATGGCAGGTGACAAGCGTTATAAATCTGCTGATCACATGGGTGAGGAAATGTCTCCTCAAGAAGTTCAGATGCAGAAAAAGAAGGCAATGCTCGATAAGATGATTGCTCAGAGAAGAAGACAGGAACTTGACAAGTCAAAAGCAGAACCCACAAAAGCAATGGGTGAGGCAAAGGAACTGAGTATTGCTGATCAGATGAGAATCTCTCGCGAAGCAGCAGCAAAGAGAAAACCATATCAACCTGGTGATCGTGAGAAGCAACGTGCTGCTCAGCTCAAGCAGATGGCAAAGAATGCACCCAAGGACACCAGAACTGATGCTCAGAAGATGACCGATGCTACTGGTCCTCGTCCTGGTTCTCGTTATAGAGGTGACTGATGCCTGCAGTATCTAAGAAGCAGCAACGTTTTTTTGGAATAGTTCGCGCCATTCAAAAAGGTGAGATGGCAGCGACTACTCCTGAGACTGCTAAAGCAGCTGCTGACATGAAGAAGAGTGATGTGAAAGACTTTGCATCCACTAAACATAAGAAACTTCCTGAAAAGAAAGTTGCCAAAGAGGAAAAAACTTTTTCTCAGAAAGATAAAATTATGAAGAAGGCAAAACCACTTCATAAACATCTATTCAAGAACTTGCATAAAGGTGATAACTCTGGTGATGTAAATGAGGAATCAAATCCTCGTATCCCTAGAAAGAAAGGGCAACCTGCTAACTCTAAGAAGCACTCTGACTTATACACTGATGAGAATCCTAAGGGAACTATTCATGGTTTAGGATTTAAAGATGTTGCTACTGCTAAAGCATCGGTTTCTAAGATTCGTAATTCATCAAGATCTCATGCTCACAAAATCCAGGCAGCAGTCGCCATGGAACAGAGAGCAAGAGAAATGGGCAAAACCTCTGAGGCAGCAGTCTATAGAAAATATATCAATTCAATGAAAAAGAAGACCAAGAAAATGAATGAAGGTTGGTCTGACAAATATAAAAAATCTATCGATTGTAATAATCCAAAAGGATTTTCTCAGAGAGCACATTGCCAAGGTAAGAAAAAGGTCTCTGAAGAAACTAAGTATGATAGGTATGACAAGGAGAAAAAAGAGTTTGCTAAGGCAGATCGAAAGATGAAGTTTGGTAAGTTTGTTGGAAAGACAAAGGAAGCAAGAGACCGTCTTCGTCCTGGTGAAGTAAAACGTTATGATAAAAAGTTGGGAAGGTATGTTTCTAACAAAGAATAACGATATATAGAATATAGTCTACTGAGGTCATCATGCTTGCATTTCTACTTCCACTAGCTTCAAAAATCATCAAAGATGCAGTTACAAAAATTCCAGAGAATGAGGAATTGGGTGAGAAAATGGTTGAGATCTGTCTTATTATTCTTGCTAAGGCAGTTAAGTTGACCAAGACTGACATGGATGATCAGTTATTAGAAGTTGTCGCAAAGGCAATTAAAAACCGCGAGGAGGATTGAACTGCAATCTATCCTTTTTATAAATATTAATTAGCAAAACATTTAATAGAGACGAGACATGGCACTCTGGGGTAATAACGACAATGTATTTTCGGGGGGTACTGTCACTCTCGAATATGGTACGAATAGAGTTGTAGGAACAGCTACTTCTTTTGGTGAAGCTGGATCTGCTTCTGTTGGAGATGTAATTAGTTTTGGTACTCCTTTTGACGGTCCTAAAAATTATCATGGTGATGCGGTAATCGTAGCGATTGGTAGCACACTTGAGTTGACCATTGATTCGACTGCAGGTCTGAGTCATGGTATGATTGAGAATGTAAACTATAGGATCACTCAGTCGCCTAAGTCTGCGACTCATGATCCTAATCATAACCAGATGACTAATTCTGCTAAGTTCAGAACAGTCAAACTGGCAACAACTACCAACCACGCTAGAGTTGGTATTGGATCTACTGTTATTTTTGTTTCTGGTAATCCCTCTGGAGAAAACGTTACTGCTGGAGATACTGTTCTCTTTGGTGGTGGTGATCTTCCTGTTGGAGTTGCTTCTGTTGTTTCTGTTGGTGCCACCTTCGCCAGAGTTCAGGCAAGTGGAATCGCAACACAATCCCTTCACTATCATGCTCACGGTCTTAGAGCCATCGGTCAATCTGAAGTAACCCTGTTCGACAGATACCTATTCGGAAGAGATAATCACGTAACCTCTATCAGAGTTGGTGATACTTTCGTTGCTGGAACAAACTCTATTGGTATTGGAACCATTAGACCGTTTATCAGTCCTGGAACATCAGAACCAAATAGGATCACTGTTGTTCTTGATACTCCTCTGACTCAGGCAGTTGGATTTAGACAAGCTGTAGAAATTAAGAGAGGAATTGCAGTCGGAACTTCTATTGAGTTTATTGGTTCTGAAACTGAATCTGGAAAAGAAGCAACCGTTATCGGTATTGCACAAACAGGTGCATCCAACGCATCTGGTACTTCCTATCAACTGACCTCTACAGGTTGGGTTGGTATTACCACTTACACCGATATGCATGGCAATGCAAGAGTCAAGAAAGAGACTCTGGTAGCAATGTCTGGCATCACCACCAGTGTTGCTTATCCTCCTGCATGATCTAGTCTATGCTTTTTAATGAATTGAATGAGGATAATTTTTTATTATTCGCTATCCGAAACTATGAGAATCCACAAGCGGTAACGAAGGAGGATTTTGACAAAGACCTGAATCACTTCAAATATATCAAAAGATTATTGAAGAGATACAAAAACACAGGTCAACTCAAAACTCACCTCCTTCTAAATCATTTCATTATTCTCTATAATATCTTTGGTGAAGCAACAACTCCAATGTTGTTCTTTAAAATCGAGAGTGATCTCTGGTCTGCCATGAAAAGTTTTATCATCTTCTTGGGTAAACTACCGGAGTATCCTCACTCTTCGATACATAATATTAAGGTCGATATGACCTGTTTAGAGGAACTTTACAAGATCTATAATGAAAAAGGAAACTCTTGACAAAATTATTGACTTCATTCGTGAAGAAGCACCTACCAATAATATTGGTGGTGGAAAGATTGCTGGTTCTGTAGAGGCAGGTGACGACCCTCCAGTAAGAAAAAGAAATAAATACATCTACATGAAGGGCGTAAGGAAAATGTGGAAACCCGAAAATGGCTGAGCAAGTTAAGGTCGCAATTCTAGAAGAAAGACTGCAGAACTTTGAGACTTTGGTCTCTAGGTTAGACTCTGCCATAGAGAAATTAGCAGAGGTAAATAATAATGTGTCGCGTATGTTAGCGGTCCATGAGGAAAGAATTACAAAACAGGAAAACATCGACTCAGTTTTGTTTGATAAAATCGACAAACTCCGTGATAAAATGGACATCGATCATAACATCGTTAGTAAACGATTATCAATATTGGAACGAAAACTTTGGATTGGCATCGGAGCACTGGGAGCAGTATTAATAATTACAAATCCACAATCAATCAAAACTCTTAGACCCTTGTTAACCTCTGCTGAAAGTGCTATAGTAGCACCAGCGATATCTCTTGTGAATGGATCATATTGATTCCAAGTTTATTGGACTCGTATCTTCAAAACTAGAAAAGTTTAAAAGAGTAAAGGCAAATCTTTACAACTTTCGTTGCCCTATCTGTGGCGACTCAAAAAAGAATAAGTCCAAAACAAGGGGATATCTGTATGCTTCAAAGGTAAATACTAACTATAAGTGCCACAATTGTGGTGCTTCGATGTCACTTAACAACTTTTTAAAGAAGGTTGATCCAGTGGTGCAGAAGCAGTATGCGATGGAGAAGTTCAAAGAAGGTTTCTCTGGTCGAAACTTCGTTGTAGAAGAACCAGAGTTTAAGTTTGAGACACCTAAGTTTAAGAAGAAACTCAAACTTCCCAAGGCATCCGAAAATCCTGAAGCAGCAGGATATCTCATAGCAAGGAAACTCAACCCTGATGATTTCTATTTTGCTGAACACTTTAAAAAGTTTGCTAATAGTTTAAAACCAACATTTAAGAGTGAGGAACATGATGAAGAACGTATCATCATCCCTCTTTATTATGAAAAGAACTTAATTGGATTCCAGGGAAGATCTCTAGGTCCTAGCAAGGTTAAATATATTACCGTGATGCTTGACGATGATGCACCAAAAATCTACGGATTGGATAACATCAGAAGAGATGCTCCAGTCTACGTTACAGAAGGACCATTTGATAGTACGTTCATTCGCAACGCGATTGCTATGTGCGGAGCTGACGCTGATGTTGGTCGTTGGGGGATTGGCAGTCCTGTGTGGATCTATGATAACGAACCCCGCAACAGAGAAATTACAAACCGAATATCCAAAACAATCGATTCTGGTCAGTCGGTAGTTATTTGGCCAGATAGTATCGATGACAAAGACATAAATGATATGGTAATGAATGGACTGGATGTGCAGTCTGTGATAGAATCAAACACATATAGTGGTTTACAAGCAAAACTTAAATTTAACACCTGGAAGAAGATATGAGTAACGGCACCAAGGTTAAAAAGAGAGACGGAAGAATTGAACCTCTTGACCTAGATAAAATGCATTTGATGGTTGAAGAGGCAACCACGGGTCTTGCAGGGGTGTCTGCGAGTCAAGTTGAGATGAAGTCAGGTATTCAGTTCTACGATGGCATCACCACTGCAGAAATCCAAGAAATTTTAATTAAAAGTGCTAGTGACTTGATTGATTTAGATCATCCAAACTATCAGTACGTTGCTGCTCGTCTGCTTCTGTTCGCTCTCCGTAAGAGTCTCTACGGAAAGATGAGAGAACTACCTCATCTAGAGCAGCATATTATGAGTTGTACTGAAATTGAAGTTTACGATAAAGAAATTTTCCTCAAGTATTCTAAAGAGGAAATTGATAAAGCAAACTCCATGATTGATCATGGACGTGATTTCGACTTTACCTATGCTGGTCTCCGGCAGGTTGTGGATAAATACTTAGTGCAAGATAGGAGTTCTGGTGGAGTCTATGAGACCCCACAGTTCATGTACATAATGATTGCACTAACAATTTTCCAAGAGTATCCAAAAGATACCAGGATGTCATACGTCAAGAGGTATTACGATGCAATCTCCAAACACAAACTCAACATTCCCACACCTATCATGGCAGGAGTGCGAACTCCACTTCGACAATTTGCTAGCTGTGTTCTTGTTGATGTTGATGACACCCTCGATAGTATCTTTAGCTCTGATATGGCAATTGGCAAATACGTTGCACAAAGGGCGGGAATCGGTATCAACGCGGGCAGAATCCGTGGCATCAACAGTAAGATCAGAGGTGGAGAGGTACAGCACACAGGTGTGGTCCCCTTCCTTAAAAAGTTTGAGTCAACTGTCCGATGCTGCACACAAAACGGTATCAGAGGTGGTTCAGCGACAGTTCACTTTCCTATCTGGCATCAGGAAATCGAAGACATCATCGTTCTAAAGAATAACAAAGGAACAGAAGACAACCGGGTACGCAAACTTGACTATTCCATTCAAATATCGAAAATTTTCTACGAACGTTTCATCCAGGATGGAGAAATTAGCTTGTTCTCACCGCACGACGTACCAGGTTTGTATGACGCTTTTGGTACTGATAGGTTCGATGATTTATATGTGGGGTTTGAACGAGATGAGTCTGTTCCAAGAAAAACTGTTTCAGCACAAAGACTCATTCTAGACCTCTTGAAGGAGCGTGCTGAGACTGGTCGCCTGTATATCATGAACATCGACCACTGCAACACTCACTCTTCTTTCAAAGACAAGGTGAATATGTCTAACCTGTGTCAGGAGATTACCCTGCCCACAGATCCTATTGATCACATCGATGATGAATTTGGTGAGATTGCTCTGTGTATTCTCTCTGCTGTCAATGTTGGTAAGGTTAGAACTGATCAAGAACTAGAAAATCTCTGTGACCTTGCTGTCCGTGGTCTAGAAGAATTGATTGACTATCAGAAATATCCTGTGGTGGCAGCGGAACGTGCTACAAAGGCACGTAGATCCCTTGGAGTGGGTTTTATTGGTCTGGCACACTATCTTGCTAAACTTGGGTTCAAGTACGACTCACAAGAGGCATGGGACGCTGTTCACGGTCTCTCTGAGGCATTCCAGTTCTATCTCCTGAAGGCATCTAATCAACTTGCCAAGGAGAAGGGATGGTGTGAAAACTTTGGTCGAACTAAGTATGCTGATGGACTCCTTCCTATTGATACATACAAGAAGGATGTTGACGAAATTTCATCTCAGGAGTTGGAGCATGATTGGGAAGGTCTTAGAACATCTATCTCCACCCACGGACTTAGGCACTCAACATTGTCTGCTCAGATGCCATCAGAGAGCAGTTCCGTTGTGTCAAATGCAACAAATGGAATCGAGCCACCTAGAGACTATCTGTCCATTAAGAAGAGCAAAAAGGGACCACTCAAGCAGATTGTCCCACAATATAACAACCTTAAAAATAATTATACGCTTCTTTGGGATATGGAGTCCAATCGTGGTTATATTAATGTTGTTGCTGTGATGCAAAAATTCTTTGATCAAGCGATTTCTGGTAACTGGAGTTACAATCCTGAGAAGTATCCTGAGAATGAAGTCCCAGTGTCCGTCATGGCACAAGACTTTTTGACTACATATAAGTACGGTTGGAAAACCTCCTACTATCAAAACACTCATGACATGAAGAATGATGAGGTAGTAGAAGAAAAACCAAATTTAGATAATCTGTTAAACGAATTAGAACAAGCCGAGGAGGGAGAGTGTGAATCCTGTGCAGTTTAAAGTTTCTTCAGTAGAGGAAAATAATATGACTAAAGTTAAGGGCATGACTGTCTTTAACACTGAACAAGTAAATACTAAAAAACAACCGATGTTTTTCGGTAAACCTCTGGGAGTCCAGAGATACGATTCGTACAAATACCCAGTTTTTGATAAACTGACAACTCAACAACTGGGTTACTTCTGGAGACCAGAAGAAGTTTCACTACAAAAAGACCGTGGGGATTATCAAACACTTCGTCCAGAACAAAAGCATATCTATACCTCTAATCTCAAGTATCAGATTATGCTTGACTCCATTCAAGGGCGTGGTCCTGGGATGGCTTTTATTCCTTACTGCAGCTTACCTGAACTAGAGGCATGTATGGAGGTCTGGGGGTTCATGGAAATGATCCACAGTCGTTCCTACACATATATCATCAAGAACGTCTATTCAGATCCTTCTGAGGTATTTGATAAGATTGTCACCGACCAACGCATTCTAGAGCGTGCTAGCAGCGTTACATCGGCGTATGATGACTTTATTGGAAGCGCACATTTCCATGATAATTCAAATCAATGGCAACACGCATTAGAAGAAGTCCCAACCGCATTAGAAGGCAAGTATGAACTCAAGCGTAAACTCTACAGAGCAGTTGCAAACGTTAACGTTCTTGAGGGTATTCGGTTTTACGTTAGCTTTGCTTGCAGTTTCGCCTTTGGCGAACTTAAACTCATGGAAGGATCTGCAAAGATCATCTCCCTTATTGCAAGAGACGAAAACCAGCACCTAGCAATCACTCAGAACATTCTGAACAAGTGGGCGCAAGGTGACGATCCTGAAATGAAACGGATCATGAAAGAAGAGGAGGAGTGGACTTACAAATTGTTTGATAATGCAGTCAACGAAGAGAAGCGTTGGGCAGATTATCTGTTCAAGGACGGATCTATGATTGGTCTGAACGACAAACTTTTACAACAATATGTTGAGTGGATTGCCAATCGTCGTCTGAAAGCGATAGGATTGAAACCGCAGTATGATATTGCTGCAAAGAACAATCCATTGCCTTGGACGCAACACTGGATCTCTTCTAAGGGTCTCCAGGTTGCACCACAGGAGACTGAGGTTGAATCTTACGTTGTGGGTGGCATCAAACAGGATGTCAAAAAAGATACGTTCTCCGGATTTCAACTCTAATGAAAGAACTTTCAGAAGAGGACCAACGTTTATTGCGTCTTGGTCCTCAGTTTTATCTTCCAGACCAAGTGCTGCGATATCAAAAACTTAAGAAAATGCTTGAGAATGAACAAAATGCCAAGGAATCAACTGACCAGGGATGAAGTCAAAGCAAGAATAGAGAGACTTAAAAATGATCTTCATTATGAAGAACATCGGTACGATGATGAAGCACGGGGTCTGGCACATAAATATCTGAATAAGGTATTAGATCTTCTTGATGAGTATAGATATTGATTATGAAAATCCCTGGTTATATTGTAACAGACCTTTTACTAGTGACGATATTCACGACTTTTATGGTTTTGTGTATAACATTACCAATCTCACCAACCAACGACAGTACATTGGGCGAAAGTATTTTTGGAGTCATCGAAAACCTCCAGGAAAGAAACGCCGAGTAAAAAAAGAATCTGATTGGAAAAAGTACTATGGGTCTTGTCCAGAACTTAAAGAGGACATTGAACGACTGGGTAGACAAAACTTTAGTCGCACTATCCTCAGCTTACATAAAACACCTGGCAAAACAAACTTTGAAGAAACCAGACAACTCTTCATCCACGGAGTCCTTACCGAATCCCTTGACACAGGAGGACCTGCCTACTACAATAGTAACATCCTCAGCAGGTACTTCCGAAAAGACTATTATGATGGAGACTGAAGAAATTGTTGCTGACGTTAGACAGTGGGCTATTGACAAAGTTGCAGAGTACAATGGAAAAGGTGTTGATCGAATTTATGATATGCTGTCAATCATGGCAGAATTTGATGAGTGGTTCGACCCTCAAGAAGATTTAGAAGTTATCTCACTTGACGAAATCAGTAAAGAGCAATATGATGACTTCACTGATTATATGAATGACGGTGTTGAAAGGGGATAATCCCCTTCTTTGACTCAGTAGCTCAGCTGGATAGAGCAACTGCCTTCTAAGCAGTCGGTCGTAGGTTCAAATCCTACCTGAGTCGCTGGGCATTGGGAGAGACCACCACCACCTCCTCTCCCATGTAAGACCCGATCTGCGGGTGTGGTGTAGCGGTAACATGCGAGCCTTCCAAGCTCTTGTCACGGGTTCGATCCCCGTCACCCGCTCTGGGAAATTAACTCAGAGGTAGAGTGCCTGCTTTACACGCAGTATGTCACTGGTTCGATCCCAGTATTTCCCATGTTCTATTAACACTAATAACCCATGATTACAGTAAGATGCAAAGAGTGCGGAACAGAATTGACAAGCACTAGTAAAGTTCAGTTCTGTGGATGTTCCAACCAGATGAGAGTCGCTGACAACAAAGTCGGTGCTGTTGATATGGATAAAGTTGTCATGGTTTCTAATAATCTAGAGAGAAAAATTGATAGTCATTTCTCTAGAACGGAACTTTTATATCAAGAAGAGCGTCGTAAACGTAAGATACGCCGCATTGAATTTGAAGAACGTTAGGAAAAGTAAACATTTAGAAAGCATTAAATCGGTAAATAGTATCGTGCTGTTACCATTCAAGTAAATGCATCCCGACGAACTAGCAAACTGGGCAAGAATCAAAGAGGCGTTTGAGGAAAAAGGAACAACCGACAACTTCTTTTATAAACGTGCTTGTGCTATAGTCAAAGGGTTACCTGACCCGATGAACAATCCCCCAAATGTCTCACAGGATGGATGAAATCAAACCTGAGCACTATATCACTGAGAAGCAGTGCCAGGAAATGATTGACAAAGCAATAGACAAACACAATAAAACTGCTGCAATTATAAGTGCGATCATTGGAGCAATACTTCTGACCTTCTATTGTCATGGAGTCCTGTCATTGATCGGTCGTGCTTGACGTTAAAGATATATAATGAACTAAAAGAAGCGATGGAGATGACACATGCAATTGCTTGATAATAATATTCAGACTTTAATAAAAGAAGTAAATTCTCTTAAAGAAAGAGTTACATATTTAGAACAGGAAAATGTTTCATTAACTAATGAATTATATGAATTAATGAATAAAACAGATAAGGAACAGTGGCATCATCCTCAATCTTCTCATAATTTAGAAGAACTATGGAAGAATTCATCCCATTGATTATTATTTTTGGAGCTTGTTTCTTTGGAATATTTCTTTTTGTCCTATCTGTTTTAGCAGAATGATTTTATTTGTTCGGTATGTTATGCAAACCCCTTGGTGCCTTGGTGTCATGGGGTTTTTACTTGTGTTTGTTCCCATCTTAGGAATGTGGGCAGTTTACAAATACGGGTGGAAACACTGGGAACCATTTGACGGAGAGCACAAGTAGGGTTATAATAAACACAATGGGACTGGAATGCATCCCGGCTCACGTCTCCGAGAGAAAAAAGAATCGGAAAACCAACCCATGTGAGAGAGAGGTGGGATCCCTCTTGGTGCCCCCTCTGCTGACGAGCAGAGGGTATTACACAATACCAGGACTTTGGTCCGAATTGCAGGTTGGTTCACCTGCACCCATTCCCCTGTAGCTCAATCAGGCAGAGCACTCGCTTTGGGAGCGAGTGGCCGAAGGTTCAAATCCTTTTACCCCGATTCTTATACATAATGGCAAGATGCAATTTTATTCTGTGGAATACTGGCAAGAAAACTGGGAAACTTTGATGGAAAGAGTGGAGAACGGAGAGACAATAGGCGTAGAGAATGAGAATGGAGATAGGGCAGTAATGATTCCGGCGGATGATGAAATCATACGCATTTATAAAGACCTCAATAACGAAGCGTCCTGAGGGACTGTCGCATAATGGTTAATGCCCACTGCTTATAACGGTGTGACCTGGGTTCAAATCCCAGCGGTCCTATCGGGGGTTTAGCAATCTGGTGAATGCAGCAAACTCATAATTTGCCTAAGGTGAGTTCGATCCTCACAACCCCTATTGACGGTTTTCCGTCAAACCCTTATAATACTAAGGTCAATAAGCAAGACAATGACACTGACTAGTAAGTTCAAGAAAGATATCAGCACTCTTCGTGCTGCTGTGAATGGTGAGTTTTTCCTAGATGTGAAGAATCCGAAACTTCTCAAAAAGGTCCGTCGTTATTATGAGAACAACGGAGTCTCCTTCTCTGGCGATCCTCTTGATGATTATGATATACTGATGGAGCAACTCGCCGTCGATCTTGAAGCAGTCGAAGCATGAAAGTTTTACTAGAACGTGGACCTTTTAGGTTTGTTGAAAAGGGTATCATTGAACTCAATGGTAAACCTGATTATAGATTACAGGAGCAAGACTACTACAATCGTAAGTGGTTTGATGTTTACCTGTTCGACAACCAGGCACAATGCCTTCTAGCAATGGAAGATGCAGAGTATCCTAAGTGGTTGACAGGTAAACCCTGCTATATAAAAGACAATGTGTCTGCCTCTTAATGGAAAATGATGCCATCAACCTAACTCTTATACATGAGTGGATGACGGTACATGATGCTAAACTTCTGCTCCATGATTACTATATGAGAGTAAGATCGCATAACAAGTATCATGGATGGAAGACAGTTCAAACTCTTATGAATATTGCCTACGGTAATTTTCAAAGAGATTCTGAAGTAAATTTAAGAGCAAGGATTGATCTCATCAAGTCACGGATGGACTCTAACAGCCCTGGTCGGGATGATCCCAAAGTCACGGATGGACTTTAACAGCACTGGTGGAGTCACTAGACCCTTCTAAAAAACTAAATAAACAGAGAAGTTATTAATTGTACAAATGGCAACTCAAGGAAAGGCAGCGAAGTCTGCGACTGGTGCATCGATGTCCAAGTATGACGTAGAAGTCGAGGGCAGACTCAAAGCACTTGAAGCGAAAGCACACGAAAAATGTGACGGCGGTGGTAGTGGAGATGCTGCTAGATTGGAGCAGGTAGTTGCTGCACTGAAAGAAGCATTCCCTGGCAAATTCAAATCACTCTGAATGGTTTCTTGCTTTACCTAAGAGCAAGTGGTGCGGATGGAGGTAACACTCCCGCCCTGTTTCTTGCTTCAGGTAAAAGAGCAAGTGGCGTGCATGAAATTTCCCTCTAAGGTAGGTTGCATAAACCTGCCTTTTTTTGTATAATAATGAGATAGTAGAATGAACGTATGAAAAGAGCACTGATTACAGGACTGACAGGGCAAGATGGTTCTTATCTTGCTGAGTTTCTCCTGGAAAAAGGATATGAGGTGCATGGTATTAAGCGAAGAAGTTCCTCATTCAATACTGATAGAGTAAACCATGTCTTTAATGGAAGTAAAAACTTCTACATGCACTATGGTGACTTGACTGATTCTACCAATTTGATTCGTTTGATTCAGATGATTCGACCTGATGAGATCTATAATCTAGGTGCTCAGAGTCATGTAAAGGTTTCTTTTGAAACACCAGAGTATACTGCTAACAGTGATGCGCTTGGAACACTTCGTATCCTTGAGGCAATTCGTATCCTCGGTTTGGAGAAGACGACTAGGTTTTATCAGGCATCTACCTCAGAAATGTTTGGATTGGTGCAAGAAAATCCTCAGAAAGAGACCACTCCCTTCTATCCACGGTCTCCATATGGAGTAGCAAAACTGTATGCTCACTGGATTACTAAGAACTATCGTGAGTCATACGGTATGTTTGCGTGTTCTGGTATTCTTTTCAATCACGAATCACCCCGTAGAGGTGAGACTTTTGTCACCAGAAAGATTACAAGAGACCTTGCACGGGTCAGTCTTGGTCTTCTGAAGACTCTGCGACTGGGCAACCTGGATGCTAAGCGTGACTGGGGTCATGCTAAGGATTACGTTCGTGCAATGTGGATGATGATGCAACACGATGTACCTGATGACTTTGTTATCTCTACTATGGAACAAATTACTGTCAGAGAGTTCTGTGAACGCACAGGTAAGTGCCTTGGAATGGATATTCAGTGGCAAGGTGAGGGCGTAAACGAGATCGGAATCGATAAAAACACCGGAAATGTGGTGATTAGCGTCAGCCCCAGGTACTTTAGAGACGCTGAAGTTGAGACTTTGCTTGGCGATTCAACCAAAGCAAGGGAAACTCTTGGTTGGAAACCAGAAATTACTCTTGATGAGATGATTCAAGAGATGGTAAATAAGGACATTGAGTTTGCAAAGAGAGATGAGCTTCTTACATCAGGAGGATTCAGTCGTTATGCATACGAGTGATAAAATTTACGTTGCAGGTCACACTGGCATGGTTGGATCTGCAATCGTAAGGAGATTGAGAGAACTTGGGTATCGAAATTTGATCCTCAAAACCAGAAAAGAGGTGGATTTGTGTGATCATGAGCAGGTTTCTGCTCTCTTTAAGCAAGAAAAACCTGATTTTGTCTTCTTAGCAGCAGCAAAATGCGGTGGAATTGGTGACAATGTTGCTCATCCTGTTGACTTTTTGCTTGATAATCTGGCAATTCAGAACAATATTATCAAGTGTTCGCACAAATATAGGGTAAAGAAACTTTTGTTTCTGGGTTCATCATGCATCTATCCTAAGCATTGCCCTCAACCGATGCGGGAGGAATATCTTCTCTCAGGACCACTTGAACCCACTAATGAAGCATACTCTATCGCTAAAATTGCTGGTATTAAACTGTGTCAGGCGTATAGAAAGCAGTATGATTGTAATTTTATTACTGCTCAACCTTGTAATGTGTATGGTCCAAAGGACAATTTCAATCAGGCTAATGGTCATGTGATAGGATCTATGCTCTCTAAGTTCCATGATGGTGGTGATAGCGTTACTTTTTGGGGAACTGGACTTGCTAGAAGAGAGTTTATCTATGTTGAAGACCTCGCTGATGCTTGTTTGTTCCTAATGCAGAACTACGATGATGGTGATATAATCAATGTAGGAAGTGGTGTTGATTATTCCATCAAAGAACTCGCAGACATTATTAAAGACACTGTTGGGTTTGAAGGTGAAGTAAAATGGGACACTGATAAACCAAATGGCATGATGAAAAAACTTCTTGATATTTCAAAACTAGAAAATCTTGGTTGGAAACCTAAAACTTCCTTGGAAAATGGTTTGCAAACCACCTATGAATACTACAAATTGGAGAAAAAACGCTCATGATTGAACCCTGGCCTTTGATGGAAGAGACGATCACACTCAAAGATCGTTTGAAAATGGCAACATTTATTTTAACTAGTAGTAGATTGACGAATGGACCGAAGGTTCGTCAGTTTGAAAAGAAGTGGGCAGAGTGGTTGGGTGTTGATTACTCCCTTTATGTTTCTAGTGGTAGCACTGCTAACTCTCTCTTGATTGCATCAATCAAAGAACTCTGTGGACTCAAAGATGGAGATAAAGTTCTAGTTCCTGCCACTACTTGGGTTACTAATGTTGGTCCAGTCATTCAAAATGGACTACAACCTATCTTTTGTGACATCAATCTGAACAATTTTTCCTTTGATATTGAAGATTTGAAGTATGTTGCTACTCAACATCCTGATATCAAGGTAGTTTTTGTCACTCATCTGATTGGATTGTCTTCTGATGTAGAGAAGATTGAAGATATTTTTCCTAACGCATTGATTCTTGAGGACATCTGTGAGTCCCATGGTGTTCAGGGTCCTGATCTAAACAAGAGAGGAACTCTCTCTGCAGGATCAACATTTAGTTTTTACTTCGGTCATCACATTACTACTATTGAAGGTGGAATGGTCTGTACTAACAATCCAGACCTCTATGATCTGATGAGAATGAAGAGATCTCATGGAATGGCAAGGGAATCTGACCTAAATCGTGACAAATATGTAGCAGAAAACCCTGATATTGATCCCGCATTCCTGTTCATGACTGACGGATATAACTTCCGTAACCATGAAATCTGTGCCGTTCTTGGTCTTTCTCAATTGAAGAAACTTGACAAGAACATTGAGATTCGTAAACACAATTATCGTCGATATTATAATGGTATTTTGTTTCACAAAGGATTGAGAACGCCACAATATCAGACAGGTAACAGTAGTTTCTCTCTACCAATTATTCCTTATGATGAAAAGTATGTTGCAAAGATCAAAGGAACTTTGATGCTTAATGAAATTGAGTTCCGTCCTATTATTAGTGGTAATCTTCTTCGGCATCCTGCATTCAGAAAGTATGAACTCTGCACTCAGAAAGAAGAACCCAACGTAGAGATTCTACATAAGAATGGACTCTACGTTGGCAACAGTCAGTTTGTTGATGATAGAAAAGTAGATCGACTTCTTCAGATTTTACGTGAGGTAGTTCCAAATGTATAATGTTCAATGTAGTGGAACAATGTCCACGGATGGAAAGTTCAGTAAAAAAGTTCACATCTGTTACGATGCACTTGCATGGAAAGCAGACTGCATCAATGTTTTAGTTCAAGTTGAACCTCCATCCATTCTTGATATCTCTAACCTTATTAGGGAGAATGCAGATAAGTTTGATTTGATTCTTACCTGGAGAGAAGACCTCTTAGATCTCCCTAATGCACAGAAGTTTATCTTTGGATGCTGCTGGATTGAGTGGGATACATTTAATCTAGATAAACAGAAGGTTTGCTCATTTAATACAAGTGATAAGGGATGGGCACCAGGACATAAACTTCGTCAACAAATTTGGGCTGGACTTGAAGATGCAGAAGAACTGAACGGGTTTGGCATTGTCAAACATAAGTCACCTCCGCGAACACCGAACAAGAACTTTCTCTTTGAAACTGCTAAATATCACGTAGTTGTAGAGAATGAGCAACGAGACAACTGGATTACTGAAAAGTTGATCGACTGCCTTGCCTCTAAAACTATCCCAATCTATTGGGGTGCCTCAAACATCGGTGATTATTTTAATACCGATGGCATGATTATCTTTAATACTATCGAAGAACTCAAGGATATTCTTGACAATCTTAATGAGAAGTTTTATGATGATCGTGTAAAAGTAGTTGAAGAAAACTACGAAAAGTCCAAGGAATATTGGGACTTTCATGCTAGAGTAAAACACGAAATTGCTGAATTTATTGGAGAATAGAATGTCTGAGCGTCAAAAGACTGCACTTGTTTGTGGTGCTGGTGGATTTATTGGTAGTCACATGGTTCGTCGTCTGAAGAGCGAAGGATACTGGGTGCGTGGTGTAGACATCAAGCGTCCAGAATATTCTCCTACTCTTGCTGACGAGTTCATTCTTGGTGACCTTACTGATATTGATCTGATGAAACGTGTCATCAGGTTCTCTGGGTATCAGGGTAATTTTTATGCAAATGTAGCAGAGAAGTTTGTAGAATCTTTTGATGAGATCTATCAATATGCTGCTGATATGGGTGGCGCTGGATACATCTTCTCCGGAGATAATGACTCTGAGGTGATGTATAATTCTGCTGCTATCAACCTCAACATGCTTAAGTGTCAACTGGAGTTGAATAAGCAGACAGAGCAGAATAAAACTAAGATCTTCTACTCTTCCTCTGCCTGCATGTATCCTGAGTATGCTCAGATGGATGTGGACAATCCTGGACTGAAGGAAAGTGATGCTTATCCTGCTGGTCCTGACTCTGAATACGGTTGGGAGAAACTGTTCTCTGAACGTTTGTATCTGACGTTCAACCGCAACCATGGTATCCCTGTTCGTATTGCTCGCTTTCATAACATCTATGGACCTGATAGCACTTGGAATGGTGGTAAGGAGAAGTCTCCTGCTGCTATGTGCCGTAAGGTAGGATATCTACCTGAACAAGGTGGTGCTATTGAGGTCTGGGGTGATGGAGAACAGACTCGTTCATTCCTCTACATTGATGAATGCATTGAAGCTACCCGCCGTCTGATGGAATCTGACTTCCTTGGACCAGTGAACATTGGTTCTGAGGAGATGGTAACCATCAATCAACTGGTAGATACTGTCGCTAAGGTTGCTGGTAAGGATGTAAGAAAGATTCATATTGATGGTCCTCTGGGTGTGCGTGGACGTAACTCCAACAACGATCTGATTCGTGAAGCACTTCAATGGGACTACAGCATGACCCTGGAGGAGGGTATTGCTAAGACTTACGCTTGGATTTCTGAACAAATTGCTGCGAATACTGAAGAATGAAAATCACAATCCTAGGATCTGCAGGTCAGATTGGTGCATACCTTTCTGAATACCTCAACAATAAGGGTCATGATGTCACGGGTATCGATATCGTGAATGGTCCTGAGTTTGACCTCAGGGTGACACCTAACACTGTTGTAGAGAAAGCGATTGAGAGTGCTGACTTTGTATTCTTTCTTGCTTTTGATGTGGGTGGTTCACGTTACCTGAAAAAATATCAACATACGTTTGAGTTCATTAATAACAATGCTCGTATGATGGCAAACACTTTCCGTTTGTTAGACAAATATAGTAAGAGATTTGTGTTTGCATCATCTCAGATGAGTAACATGTCTTACTCTCCTTACGGTGTGATGAAACGTGTAGGAGAACTGCACACCACTGCACTCAAGGGACTGACTGTTAAGTTCTGGAATGTATATGGCATTGAACATGACATGGAGAAAGCACATGTCATTACTGACTTCATCCGTAAAGGTTTTGAAGAGAAGCAGTTTGAGATGATGACCGATGGTACAGAGGAGCGTCAGTTCCTCTATGCTGAGGATTGCTGTGAGGCACTGGAGACTGTCATGGAGTCTTACACTGACTTCAAACCAGAAGATCCCCTTCACATCACGTCATTTAGAACAGAGACAATCAAAGAGGTTGCTGCTATGATTAAGGGATGTTTTTTCATGGACGGTATGTATGATGTAGATATTAAACCTGGACTTGCTAAAGACAGTGTTCAGATGGACAAGAGAAACACCGCAGACACCTTTATTCTTGATTGGTGGGTTCCTAAAACCACAATTGATAAGGGTATCAAAAAAGTGTACGATGAAATGAAGAAAAATTACTTATGACTATTGGATTTAACGGACTTGGTAACAGTGGTCGTCTAGGAAACCAACTGTTTCAGTATGCTTCTCTCCGTGGCATCGCAGCAAATAGGGGATTTGATTTTGTATTTCCTCCTCCATATGACAGCATTGACAACTATGGTGTTCATGAATGCTTTAAGTTAGATGGAATCAAAGAAGAGAACGTTGCTTTCTTGAATACCCAGCAAGGTGTTCAGGAGGCACATTTTCATTTTGATGAGAACCTGTATAACAACTGTCCTGATAATGTAAACCTGCTTGGTTGCTATCAGACAGAAAAGTATTTCAAAGACATTGAAGATGTCATCCGTAATGATCTTCAGTTTCAAGATGAAATCCTGAAACCATGTGAGGAGATGATGAGTGGATTTGACACTCGTCCTATAATGTTACATGTCCGTCGTGGTGATCCAAACTTGGCAGACAAGAGAGGATTTAAGTGGGCTTATACTAACCTGCAAGACCACCATCCACTCCAACCGATTGAGTATTATGAAAAAGGACTTGAGCATTTCCCAGAAGACACTCCCGTGATTGTTTTTTCAGACTCTATTGATTGGTGTAAAGAGCAAGAGTTCTTCTCTGCTGATCGTTTCCACATGTCTGAATCAACTGATAAGCATGAGGACGGTGCCCTGGTTCCCTTTGTGGACTTGTGTCTTATGTCTCTGTGTGACGGTGGCATCACTGCGAATAGTTCGCTATCCTGGTGGGGTGGTTATCTTCAGAAGGATAGAACTCGCAAACTGATCTCGCCTAAGATGTGGTTTGGTAAGGCATACAATCACGATACTTCTGATATTGTCCCTGAAAATAAAAACTGGATTGAGTTATGAAAATTGCTGTCTTGACTTCCTCTGTGGGTGCTACGCTGCCTGCAGAGGTTAGTGTTAAATATGATTCTGCAGATTACTTTGCCTTTACAGAAGAGGAACTGATTGAGGATTCCATGTGGACTCGTATGCCACTGCGTAAGTTCTCTATTGATAACAGATATGCGAACAGAAGGAATGCAAAGATCTACAAGATCATGCCTCACCTGTTTGTCCCTGGATACGACTACTATATTTGGGTTGACGCTACTCATGCAGTCAAGATGGACCCAAAAGAAATTGTAGAAACATATCTGAAGGACAGTGACATTGCTCTCTTCAAGCACCCTGAAAGGGATTGTGTGTATGAGGAGGCAGAACTTATCAAGCAAGTTAGGTTTGACTTCCTTGAGTTTGTTGAGAATCAAATGGTTTTCTATCAGTCACGTATCTTTGAAAAGCATAAAGGTCTATATGAATTGCCTTGCAGAATCCAAAGAAATACTTTGGAGATTCAAGCACTTATGCTAACATGGTGGGAGTTGATCTGTAAGTTTTCTTCTAGGGATCAACTGAGTCTTCCTTTTGCCTTGGATATGCATGGCATTACCCCTGCAATCATGCCAGGTAGAGCAAATGGACTCATGCTGAATGAGATTTTACCCCAAGTAATTACGTCAGATCATCAACGATAATGTGTAGTTTTTTATTTACGAATAAAGAGATAGAGGATCTTGATTATGTAAACCGTTACATGGAGGATCGTGGACCTGATAGCACTAACATTGTAGAAGTTGGTGACTATACTTTCATTCACAATCTTCTTAGTATCAGTGGTGAGTTCACTCCACAACCTTTCCTCAATGAGGAGAGACAGATTGCTTGTGTGTACAACGGAGAGATCTATAATGCCATGGAGCATTACACCTCTGATGGTGAATGTATCATTCCAAAGTATCTACAGCATGGATTTTTCTTTCCAAACATGTTGGATGGTGAATTTGCTATCTGTCTTGTGGATTATGCGAACGAACGTATTGTCCTATCGTCAGATGTGTTTGCCACTAAACCTATTTGGTATGCCATCAATGGAGACAAGATTGGTGTAGCCACTTTTGAGTCTGCTTTACTTGCTCTTGGGTTTACTGATGTCAAGAAGATTCCAGCAAACACTAGGATGCTTCTGGACATGGACACTCTTGAGATTCTGGATCAAGGTTCAGTGTTTAAGTTTGACCTGAGGCAATACAAGACTACCTTTGATGATTGGAACGCTGTGTTTGCAGAGTCTATCCGTAAGAGAACTAAAGGTATTCGCGAGAAGGTCTTCATTGGACTCTCAAGTGGATATGACAGTGGTTCTATTGCATGTGAATTGAGACGACAAGGCATTCCTTATAAGGCATACAGTATCACTGGATCTGAGAATATGCCAGTTCTTTCTGGTAGACATGCTCTTATCGGAGATGAATCTGAGTATGAATTGTTTACTATTGATGAGTATGGTCCTGGTCGCCAATCACTTACCAAGTACTTGATTGATAATGTAGAACCATTCAAGAATACCATTCACTCTAGTTCTAGTGACTATAATGAATATGGTATGGACATCAAAGATGATCATGGTGCAGGAAGTTTAGTTGCTGTCTGTACTATGGCAAAGAGAGACGACAGAAAGATCTATCTCTCTGGTTCTGGAGCAGATGAACTGTTCTCAGACTACGGTTTTGGTGGGACCAAGAAGTATTCTCATAGCAACTTTGGTGGTCTTTTCCCTGACGATCTCTCAACTATCTTCCCTTGGGCATCTTTCTATGGCAGCTCACAAGAAACATACATCGCAAAAGAAGAACACGTTGCAGGGTCTTTTGGTCTTGAAACCAGATACCCGTACCTGGATAAATATGTCGTACAAGAGTTTCTTTCGCTTACTCCTGAGTTAAAGAACTCCAAATATAAATCAGTTCTTTATAATTATCTGATTGAAAATAATTATCCCTTCTGTGAAAACGAAAAAATTGGATTCTGACATGACAGTAACGATTGGAAAAGGCATCCGTGCCGGCAACTATGGTGGATGGAACTTCTCAACGGAAGAGAACTTTCAATTCAGTAATCTTGGAACAAACCTCTATCAACTTGCAAGAGTAGTAGATAAGTGCGGAGAGAATAACGTCTTTGTTGACCTTGGGGTTGACTATGGTGTGTCATCTCTTACCATGACCTATGATTCTGTAGAGAGAAACAATACAGTCTATGGAGTTGATACTCAGTTCAGGCGTCTTGGGTTTGATCTTGGAGAGTATCCTACTTACAAAATAATTCAGGGAGATAGTTCTAGTGTTGGTAAGGCATGGGATACTGAAGAATATGGAACTGTAAAACTTCTTTTCGTTGATTCTATTCATGTTGCTGCTCAGGTTGCATCAGAACTTTATCACTGGTGGGATCACATGGAAGAGGATGGATACATTGTCTTCCACGATACTAACTGGCCAGCAGGAATGCATGACCTTACCTGGGTTCCTGAAGTTAAGGAGAAGGGTATTCAGTGGGATCGCCCTGAGGTTGCAGTTGGTCGCTTCTTTGAAATTACAGAATTATTTGAGAAGTATGGTAATGAAGGATTTACCTATGAAGATGATTACATCTCTGTGCTTCATCGCCCTGAGTCTTGGGGAATGACCACAGTTCACATTAAGAAAAAGAAGAACTACAAAGAGAATATTGACGACTGGTCTGATATTTTTGAGGACAGAAACAGAGTTATTGGTTACTTCCAAAGAGAGAGAGAAGCATTCTACATTGATGATCTGAGTGAGTGATGAAACATTTTCATGTATGCTGCGACGGCAGTTTTGGCAACAGATATAGTGGTCTGATTGGTGGTATTACACTAGCAAGATTGTGTGACCTACCAGTTAAGGTAAGCTGGCCAAGTACAAATATGTGTAGAGCAAGGTTCTATGAACTTTTCTCTGAAGAAAATAATCTTGAGGCATCTGATACAAACATTAGAGAATATTATGTTATTGGTGAACAATATAATCTTCTCTCATGTGACGCATCCTATCTACAGTTCTTTAGAAATCCAGGTAGGATGGAACCTAATAATATGAATGTTGAGTCATTTCGCAATTTCGTAAACTCATCAGACAAACCAGTCTTCTATTACACTCCATTGTTGTATGATTGGATTCCTGAGGAAGAGATTAAGAAAACGATAAGGGAACTTAGATTCAGCGATGATGTTCTTGAAAAGGTTGGAAAATTCCTTGACGAGAATGAACTGCGACAGGGTTACTATGGTATTCACCTGCGTATGACTGACTTTGTTAATATTGAATCGTTTGATGTTGATCATTGGATTCAGACAGTTGCAAAGGCGTCTGATCAGAAATTCTTTGTATGCTCTGATGATCCTGATACAGAGGCAAGGTTCAATGAACTGCCTAATGCGTTCTCTTATCCGAAGCTTCATAAGACTGAGAAGTATATTCCTGAAGGTGAATGGCATCATCCATACACCGATGATGATGGTAGGCACTCTGTATTCAATGTAGAGAGGGGTGCAGAGCACGTTAAGGAAGCAGTCATAGACTTTATCCTGCTTTCCTTGTCCAATCCTTTTGACACGGGCAAACAGAGCACTTTCTTAAGGATGGCAAAACGAGTGGGGACAGCATTGCGATGATTTCTATTGCTATCCCTGCTTATGGTATGAGGGGTCTTGGTTCAAAGTTTCTAACTCAAATGTTTGAGACCATTGACAACCAAACCTACAAAGATGTTGAAGTTGTTGTCTCTGATCATTCGCAAGATCTTGGCATTCTTGATACATGTGATAAGTATTCTGATACTTTTCCTGTCACATACATTAGAAATTTTTATGATAGAGGGAATGGTCCTGCAAACACCAATATTGCATTGAAGCATTGCTCTGGTGACTTGATTAAAATTATGTTTCAGGATGATTTGTTCACTGATGACACCGCATTGGAGAAGATTCATGATCGATTTAATGAAACTGAATGTGCGTGGGTAGTGACTGGATTCTCTCATACGACTGACGGAAAAAACTTTTACAGACCAATGGTTCCGCGTTGGTCTGAGCATCTTTTAGAAGGACAGAACTTTATGGGTGGTCCTTCTATCGTGACATTGAGGAGAGAGTGTCTTGAATACTTTGACCCCGAATGTAAGATGTTAATGGATACCGAGTTTTATCATAGAATGAGATACTTCCACGGTATGCCTGAGATTATTGACGATATTTGTGTTTGTAGTAGAGAGGGTGATTATAGAATTTCATCTAACGCGGAGCTAGATATTATCTGTGAACATCCTGATGGATCTTGGCAGATGAACGCTAAGGAGTTAGAATACGTAACTGAAAAGCACAAGGAGACTAGAGACTATGCTGAGTAATACTACTTTTATTGTGCCACTACGAATCGAATCGTTTGATCGATTGCGAAATGTGGTTGTCAGTTCAATCTATCTCCTTGATAAAACTGACTGCACTCTCATTATCAAAGAGGCAGATTCGGAATCTGCTTTTGAGGCATCTGCACTTCCTCAGATTCGTGAGTGTGTTGGTGAAGAGAAGTGTAAGCGACTGATTCACGTTTTTGAGAAGAATGATGATCAGTTCTTCCATAGAACTAGACTTCTCAATGACATGGTGATGATGACCAAGACTCCTGTGGTTGTCAATTATGATTGTGATATTCTTCTTCCTCTTGAGTCTTACCAGAAGTGTGAGGAGATGATCCTGAATGGTGAGTGTGATATGGTCTACCCTTATGGCGATGGCAACTGGCAGTATCAGATCTTCACTGATGATGATCTGGTTTCTAGATTTATCAACAATGATTATGACCTGAGTATTCTGCGTGAGAAATCCAGAGTATATGATGCTAAGTATGGTTTCTGTCAGTTTTATTCTACTGAAAAGTATATTGAAGGTGGTTTAGAGAATGAAAACTTTATCGCCTATGGTTATGAAGATAATGAGAGATACCATCGATTCAATAAACTTGGATATAAGGTTGGTAGATATGATGGAAATGTATATCACATGGAGCATGAAAGAACTCCTAATTCCTGGTTCACAAACCCATATATCGAAAACAATAAAAACCTGTATGAGATGATCCTAAAGTTTGACACTCAAGAACTTTTCGATTATTATCAGCAGCAGGAGTACCTCAAAACTCAGAAAGCAAAAATCAAATGATTGGATTTAACAATCTGGGACGAATGGGCAGACTTGCCAATCAGATGTTTCAGTATGCTTCTCTTAAGGGCATTGCAAGTCATCATGGTTATGACTGTATGATTTCATATCATCCCGACTTTGTGGATGATGGTATTGGTAATATGCTTCGCACAGAGTTGTTTGACTCTTTTGATTTGAAAGTCAAGACTGGTATATACCAAGCATCTACTCTTGCTGAGAGGCAGTTTCATTTTGATCAGGAGCTATTTGATAAGTGTCCTGACAATGTGGTCCTACAGGGATACTTTCAAACGGAAAAATACTTCAAGCATATCGAAGAAGAGATTCGCAAAGATTTTACTTTCAAGGATGCTATTCTAAATCCTTGCAAGGAGATGATTGAGTCAGTAAAAAATCCGATCGCTCTTCATGTTCGTCGCACTGATTATGTGACGAACTCTGCCAATCACCCACCATGTACTCTTGATTATTATAAGAGGGCACTGTCTTACTTTGAGACACATCGTAATGTGATTGTTTTCTCTGATGATCCTGCATGGTGCAATGAGCAGGAATTATTTTCTGACGAACGTTTCATGATCTCTGAGAACGATGATAATCGTATTGACTTGTGCTTAATGTCTCTGTGTAATGACTATATCATTGCCAACTCAACTTTCTCTTGGTGGGGAGCATGGCTCTCTGCTAATAAGGATAAGAAAGTGATTGCCCCCCTCCAGTGGTTTGGAACTGGATATACTAAAGACCACGATACAAAAGACGTAACACCCGATGGATGGACACGAATTTAGTAAGATGGACAAGAATAAGTCTGCATATAAACTAGAGGGACTGCCTGCAATTTATTGGTTGAACCTGGATGCCGATGAGAATCGGAGGTTTTACATGGAGGAGCAGTTTAAGTATTGGAACATAGAAAACCATACTAGGATTGCTGGATATGATGCGAGGGAAGATGATCCATCCGAACATCTGAAAGGAAAGGTTCCTGATAACGTTAGTCCTGCTGAGTTAGGATGTTGCATGTCTCACCTAAAAGCAATCAAATATTTCTATGAAGAGACTGATGATGAGTATTGCATGATCTTGGAGGATGATGTAGACTTTTCAACAGTGAAGTATTGGAACTTTACTTGGCGTGAGTTCTTTGGATACCTTCCTTATGATTGGGACTGTGTTCAGATGACCACGATCACCACAGGTGACATTCATGTTAAGTTGCACTTGAAATTTATTAATGATTTCTCTGCTGCTGCTTACTTGATTTCTCGACACCATGCTGCTAAGATACTTAAGAACCATATCCGTGGTGACAAATACAAACTGGATAATGGAGTTGTTCCTAGAGCAGTCTCCGAAGATGTAATTCTGGAAACAGGGAAGACTTACACAATTCCATTGTTTTTGTATAATCTAGACTTTGGTTCTACGATTCATCAAGAACACATTGGAGTTTTCCATCAGGGTCCTCATACTGCTCTTACGAACTATTGGCAACAGCAAGGTGCTAGTGTTAATATTGGAGACTGGATGAATTACGACCCTTATCTTGGTAGGATTACCACACACTCTCAACAGCAGAATGTAGAAAACCTACCAAGTTGACATAATCTTAATGGTTTGTTAGTATAAATACTTAACCTTTTGTCTTATTATAACAAAAGGTAACAACGGGGAGATGTCGATTCCCCTTCATCTGCGGGTAACCATTCCGCAAGTAAATAACGAGGTTCTAAAATGATCAAATCTGTATTCGCAGCAGCTGCTGCTCTGTCCATGTCCGCTGGTGCTGCTTTTGCAGGTCCCTACGTTAACGTAGAGGCAAACTCTGGTTTCACGGGTTCGGATTACTCTGGAACCACCACAGACGCCCATATTGGCTACGCTGGTGATGCTGGTGACGTAGGATATTACGTCCAAGCAGGTCCTAGCATCGTGGCTAATGATGGTGCTGACACCGAGACCGTTTTCTCTGGTAAAGCTGGTGCTTCTGTTGCTGCTACCGAGCGTCTTGACATCTATGGTGAAGTTTCCTTCGCAACTGGCATCGATGATGCTGACAACGGTTACGGCACTAAGGTCGGAGCAACCTTCTCCCT